TACTCTTAGAAGTCCACGGTCATCAAGTTGAATACTTTCCTCATCCGTATCACCTAGAGTTGGAAGGGTTGTATTATAAGTACCTTGGGCAGTAGTGGAGGAATTTCCAATACTTGTCCCGTCTGGGTTTGTTACAACAATAGCTGGCTGTCCTGGAACAGTTGTGCTTTCCACGAACTTGTCCTTTTCCAGCTGTTGTGCGTTAGTAGAGATTGCCATTTTCTTTTAGGGTTAAGAGACAATCCCCTTTTGCATTTTTTAACCTGATATAATTATACATTTATAGGTGTACGTTGTCGAGTTTTTCTAATAGCTCGTCCTTCTTCAACTTGTAGTCGTGTAAACCACGTGTGGCTGCGTACTTTCTTAGATCAGCCCAACTTAGTTCACGGTATTCTTCCTTGGTTAGAACTAGCCCTTCTTCCAACTTTTTCTCAGGAGTTACACCTTCAGCCTTTGGTTCAGCTCCCATCCCAGGTCCGACTGCGCCTTCGGCTTTAGCCTCACGCTTATCACGTATGAGCTTTCTGCGTCTGTTACCAGCTTCGTTGAGCATGATATCATCTGGGTATTCCTTTTCTTCAGGAACATATTCTGATTCGCATTTCGCGAATCCTGGTGAGGTGCGCAGTCTCCAATCAGCTAAACTTTTTGGAAGCGCCACCACAACCCCATGAGGGTTTTTTAGCCATACCGTTTCCTCTTTTGGAGAGGTGATAGGTATTTGTTTTGGGTCCACTCTTCTTGACATTTTTTGGGTGGTTATAGAATTAAATTCTCATGTCTGCCCCCCAGGTTAGTGAGGGGCAAGATGAAGATTTAAGTAATCTCTATTTCAACTAAGGACCAACAGGTAATGTTGTCCAGTAAATAGTTACACCTCCAGAAGCTAGAAGCGTATCAGCTCCAGCCCATCCGTCAGCGTAGTTTAGATGAATAGTCTTAGCGTCAGCAGGTCCATTCATAGCGATACCAGTCAAAGCTCCAGCAGTTGCTGCAATTGGTCCAACGTTTGTTGTTGTACCGTTACAGTCAGCAGCTGTTTGTTCAGTAACGTAATCCATGAAGGTTGCAGTACCGTTAAGTACAGCAACAGCTCCATTTGCGAGAACAGAACCGATACCTACAACTGGAGTGTCAGCGTCAACTGTACCACCACCTTGCAGTGCGATACCAAAGCCCATTGCTGTAACTACTTGAGCGCCAGCAGGTAGGGTATATAGTAATGCACCATGAGCTTCGTTAGCAGCAGCAGTAGGGCCAGGGACAGCTAGGTCTGTGAAGCTTAGGACAGTTACATGATTGTAAGCGTCACCGTATTCCATAGCAGTTACACCAGCTTGAGGAGTACCTCCACTAGCTTGTGAAGTTACGTTTGGTCCAAGATTTTGAACTGTAGCAACACCGTCTCCACCCATAGACACATCACCAGACATAGTAACTTTAGAGTTACCAGCAGGAGAGCCATCAGTACCAACGATGAATTCACCAGCTGCTAGGCCAGTTGTTTCGTTAGTGCCAACCTGTCCAGCATTGATAGCCGTTGTACCATTAGCTAAAAGTGAGATTGCGCCAGAAAGGTCTTTAGCCGCTCCTTGACCGTCAGCCTGACCAATCATCACTTTCTTTTCAGCCAAAAGAATATCAGTTGAATCAAGAGTATCTCCGTCGATGTGGAGATTATCATCCCCATCTTTGTATTTGACTTTTAAGTCAGCCATAATTTCTTGGGGTTAAAGATTAAGTCTTGATCAATACACCGAAGTCATCACGTAGTTCTTTCACACCGTACACAGTGTCAACTACAACAACAGTACCGAGGTCTTTTGCTGAGTATTCACTTTGTACACGTGGAGATTGCTGCATAGCTAGAGCTATAGCCTCCTTGTGGAAAAGCATGTTATCTGTGTTGTTTCCAGTCTTTACAATGTTTGTACTCATGTAAGTCTTCACACCGTATAGGTCTCCGATCAATCCGCTAGACACAGGTGCTCCTGAAACGAAGTCCTTAGATGTGTAAGTAGAAAGATCCAATAGATCACGTTTTACGTCTGGACGGTATACAAAGTGACGATCAGACATAGGAACGTCAGCTTCATCCAATGCTTCGATTGAATCAAGGATAACGTCAGTTGTGATCGCTGTGTTGTAAGTACCGTAAGTTGTTGAGAATCCTGAAGCAAGAGCTGCAATAGAGCTGTCAATAGCCTTTGCAATTGCTTTACCAGCCTTCTCTGAGTACATCTTAGAAAGACTGTAATCTGCTTGTAGAGCAAGAATGTCTTCAACCAAGAATGAACTCTCTTTGTGTTGGTCAATAGTAACCTCCACTTCAGTCTCTGTAGGAGCCTGTAGCTGAACTTCTGATCCAGCAACTTTGTCATTCGCTGCAAGACTAGATACATTTGGTACGTGGATTGATTTTCCTTTACCAGCTACATCTGAGTCTAGACGAGTAACAAGGTTAGCAAGAACTAGCTCTGGCTCAGTCGCCATCAAGACCATCTTTGACCATACCTCTGGGATGAAAACATCACCAGTAGTCGTTGTCATATTAGCCATAGTTCACTAAATGTTAGTATAAATAAAATAGTTACGCTCCAAAATCGAACGCTAGGTAAGCACGTAGAGTACCAGTTACAGTACCTCCAACTGCTTGAGTCTTTGTTTTAAGAACAACCGCGTCACCAGCTGAAACCTTTACAACAGGGTTTGCAGCAGTAGCGTATGTTCCATCAACAGTCCATGTGTCTGTGTCTCCGATAACCTCGTCTTTAGCAGAAGTAATTGTAGCAACTTCGTTACCACCTACTTCGATACTTACGACACCAGCTGTAGTTGTTTGAGAACCTGCGTCCTCTTCCCAACGAGCAAATGATTCGTCGATAACTAGGTATCCATCGAATGGCACGTCCATTGTGAATGCTGTTGTTGCAGCCGCTGCAGAAATATCTACAACCGCTTCAGCTCTCACAAGCTTTGTGTTCTTATTAGCCATATCGTCTAATAGTTATGAATTAAGTAATTGTCCCCTCCTTCATTTGTTTTGCAATCTCCTTTTCATACTTTCTGTAGGTAGCAAGATCCATTTCTCTGATCTTCTCTCTTGTAAACTTACTACCACTCACGTCTTTGCTAGGAGATGACGTTCCCTTCATCCCAGTTCTCACCGTCCTCTTTACGACTTTTCGTTCAGGTGTTGAGCCTTTAAACACCTCCTTATAAATCTCCTCGTAAGATTTGGATTTATATTTTGGTGTGAATGCAAGTGATTGAATTGCTTCCGCCTGAGGTGATGCTGTAGGATATTTAGCTAAGAATTTTTCGAAGGCTAGTTTTTCCTTGAGCAATGCGTTCTGACGTTTAACGGTTTCAACATCTTCCTTAGAGGCGAAGCCATATTTCTGTTTGAAGTCATAGGCTATCTTTTCCTCTTTGGTCATTGTCTTAACCTTAGCTGCTTCTTCTCGCTCCTTTTTAAGGGCAGCTAGTTCAGCTTTCAATTGCTTGTTGTCGGCATGCAACTCCTTGAACCTTGGGTGTTCATGGAATGGGGGTTCTTTAGCTGGTTCAGGTTCCTCTGAAGTTTCTTCTCCCTCGACCGCTTCGTCGGAAGATTCTTCTTCAGCCTCTTCTTCATCAGCTGAGTCTTGAGTCTGAGTTTTAGCGTTTTCTCTAACGTAAGTCTCAAACGGGTTTTGACTAGAAGGTGACGACTCTTCTACGTTATCCGTTGTAACGTCTGTGTTAGCGTCTGTATCTGTATCTGGCATACTGTATAAGGGTTAAGTATTGCGTTAGATTATAGAGGTACGACCTCTTGAACCTATATAGAGCCACAACCACACAGGAAGAGAAATGCTGGAAGGGGACACAAAAACTCTTCTTGTGTGGATGCCGCCCTAGATCGAGTCACCCTCGACGTAGGAGTCAACAAAACTTTTTAGTCTGCGAGTCGCCTTTAGCTCAGCTTGAAGTGTGACAATTTCTTCAGCTCCGCACCTTTCCAGGCGACTGCGTAATACATCTATCTGATTGCTAAAATAGTTTTCCAAGAGCATCCAAGCCGAATGCGTTTTTAGAGACTGCATTAGCCTGCGTTCTTGGTTTAACTTATTAGAAGCCATCTCTAGGTCATGACGTTGTTGTATGAGCCAATCAGGATCAGGTTGTTCCTGAGAGAATAACCTCCATTTTTCAGTTAGATAGTCCAGCATTTTTTTGGGTTGTTAAAGATCTATTACCTCTTGGCTGGCGGCGGACCTACAGGATTTATTCCAATCCCAGGTTGCGCTCCATTAGGTACAAGAGTTTGTGGTGATATTTGAGTATTAGAAGGGTTCAATCCAGGGTTCGCTCCCATTGCCTCACCACCGAGACCAGCTATTCCTGAAGTCAATAATTGCATCAATCCATTTTGAGAAGCTCCTGGTTTCTTTCTAGCTGCCATATATTTCTTTCCAAATGCTTCCATTTCCAAATCCTTAAATCTTTCAACCAAGTCTTCCTTTTGCAACACGCCAGCATTGAAGGCAGCCACAGATAAATTCCACCTTGCGATTGCGTCATTGCGACGATCTTCATAATCATCAGATATAGTTGAGCCAGCCTTTACTTTCACAGCCATACCTTGGAGCGCCTCTTGAAGTGCTTTACGTTTTACTTTGCTAAATTTAAATCCACCCTTTACTGGATCTTCACGTCTAATTACGAACACCTCGTCTTCCAAAGCGTTCATCATTTGCAACATCTTCAAACCAATTCTAGCCAAGGTGTCTTCTAGGTTCTCAATCTTCAATCCATATCTACTGTTCTGTTCAGCTACACGAATCTTTTGCCCAGTTGCTGTGTTAATAAAGTCATCACGACCTCCACCACCAGCTGCTTCAACAACACCTGTAGCTAATTGGAAATCACGTAGGTAACGATCTTCTTCAGCGAAACTACTATTGGTTACATCAGGCGTGCTTAGAACCTGGATAGAGTTAATGTCATCAGCTGGAATTACATTCCCTGGATAACTTTTCAAATCTCTAGGATTGATTCCACCAGCTCGGTCATATACCCACATACGATTCATCACAAGATCCACATTGTCTAGACGTTGGTTCTTGATTTTATTTATTCCAACCTGAAGAGTTTCAGTAGGTTCAATCTCCCCAATCCCGTAAAGCTCGTTTGGAACGTCGTGATCTACATATAATTCAAATGGTCGGACACCCCCTGGAACATCCTCAGAAACAAATGGATTCTTTTCCATACGTATTACAACCGCATCATTTACAACTGTGATCACGTATTCTTCCTCTTTAGCTGGATCACAGTCCTCAGAGAAACGACCCCAATATTCACGTACAGTTAAATCATTTAAATCTACACCTTCAGAAGTGCCGCTACTTCCACCTTGATTAGGTATTCCTCTTGTATTTAATTTGTCGCCTTTATCATCTAAATCACTGAATTGTCCTAGCTCCTTTACTGCCTCAAGCCCGAAATATCCAAAGTCTTCTGCTTCCTTTTGCAAGTCTGAAAAACTAACGCTGCGGATGGTGTGAATAATACCGCGAGCATCCTCTATGCATTCCACACGTGGATCAATATCGATATCAAAAATATCTACGGTTCTAAAAATCGGCAAGCTATTGATTTCGATTTCTTCTTCTACCACTTCTTCTACTGGAACTTTCACCATCTCTACCTGTCCTGTGGCTGGATTAACTTGCTCAACTTCCTCTTCGCCAACTTCAGTTCTTTCAACTACCTCTTTACGAGTCAACATTTCCATATCTAATTTCACGAAACCACTTCCATAGATCAAACCGTTCTTCACCATAAGTCTAGCCTGTCGACGCAAGTTCTTTTCTTCCCACATAAAGTTTAACCATTCGCCAACTAAACCTGTTAAAGGCAAAGCGCTATTCTTAATAGGTAGCAACTCATACTTTGGATCGTGTGCTGTGATACGTGGAGCAATCTTCTCAACCTGTTCCCAACCAAGTGGCAAGAATACACGATTGATAGTGTTCATATTCTTCAACCTAAACATACGAGTGATCTCATACCACCGCAACCAGTTATTACGCATGTTGGTAGTGAGGTTCCGTACAAAAGATCTTTCATCCAAAACTCGCTGTAAAGCGCGGTCAAGAACTTCCTGTGAATTCCCTCCACTTTCTTTTGTTTTGTCTTCGGCCATATGGGTAGATCGGTGACGCCCCTACCAATCTTGCTGTCACTATAGTATATATACCTAGAGTTAGTCAACAGTAATACCACAATATATAGTGGCGCAACCGAATGTGGACCACAACATCTTGTGTTTTAATGGCGAATATGATAAACAGGCACACGGAATAAACGGTCTAAATGTGGCTTGTACAAAACAAAAAAAACACAAGCCGTATTTAGGCCAACCCCACACTACGGTGGTCAAAGTTTGAACTACGATGGCGAATGTCGTTTAGGTGGAAAGCCTTTAGCTTTGGTAATTTCTCTACAACACGCACAGAGTCGTGACATCTTTTGCAACGGATTTTCCTGTAGCTACGCCAATTCTTTTTTAATTCGTCGCGAACTGGCAAAGACACTTGGTCGGCAAACACGTAGCCTTCTTGACCGCACCTGCTGCATCTCCAACGCCAAGCTAAATGCGGGTCATACCCAATATTGCTGGGGATATTTCCGTAGCTTTCTACAACTGACATTTTATCTTTGGTGTATTTGTAACTTTTCGGCATCATATAAACTGTTTAAATTCAGGAGCGACGTATTTGTTGCTGCCGTAACCTCCCCCGTCGTCGTGGCTGTTACGATTTAGATTTACTTTGTCGAAGCCCATACGAACACCAGCTGGTGGTCCGCTGCTGCTACGTGGGTCTTTTATAACTGACTCGTATTGGAAATCATCTTCGCCTCTACCTTTGAAATGACTGGCCAAAGCATAACGTAGCGCGTCAAGGGCGTCGTCATCAACCTTCAAGACAGCTAGGTCTACGTCCTTATTGTCACCGCCAGACTTCCCACGACTAGGTTTATATTTGTGATGTTCAAACTCATAAATCAAATTACTGCAACTAGGATGAACAACCAACCTCCCGCTTCGTAACAAGGCCCGTAACTTATCGATACCATATATGCGTTCGTTGCAAGCCTTATAGGTTCGGATGCCGTTTTTCTTTAAGTCTAAGGCAACCTGTTTCGCAGACGGGTCTAGATATCTTTTGCGGATGTTGCCTTTCTTCTCAATGGCTTTCATTTTTGAAACATGGTCAACCAAACTCAAATCACGTTCGTAATGCTCAGCCCAAACGTAAACCTTCCCGTCATTTGCAAGTCGACAATATATGGCAGACGTCGGGTGATCAGCTCCCCAGTCGATCCCCACTATGTCTACGCCTTGGATTTCTTTTATATTGAAACCAGCCACGTGATCAGCCCTCTTAAAGTCGGAATAAACCAATCCTTCAAACTGCACGAACTCAGCTAAATACTCTTGGGCAAATGCACGTGGATCACTCTGGCTACGTGCCATGTCTATTTCTTCACGAGGTATCAAAGGATTATCATATGTAGTGAGGCGAAAGGCACTCCACTGATCTCCTAAATCACCTTTATATGCTTTCAACCAAAGCTCCTGGAAGTGATCATATCCACGAGGTGTCCCCAAAAACCAAGCCGCTCCACCCGTATCTGTTAGCTGCGGTCGTATAATCTCATCCCAAACATTTGGCTTCATATCCGCGTACTCATCCATGATCGCGAAATGCACATACGTACCACGCAAACTGTCTGGGTTGTCAGCACCTTTCAAGAAAATCTTTGAGCCATTAGGGAACTCAATCATCAACTCCTGTTCGTGTTTCCTTCTATAACACTCGCCAACAAACTTTTGCAACATGCTCCAGGCGATCGATTTGGCTTGTCGGTAGGTAGGAGCGATATAAAAAATTACCGCA